AGAAGCAGGACTGGATGAGCGCCGAGCTGAACGAGGCCGACCTTGAGTACGCCATGGGCGACGTGCGCGTCACTTGGCAGGCGTGGCTGGAGCAGCAAGCCGAGATCAAAAACGCCGGCCTCCAACGGGTCTACGACCTGGAGTGCTCTCTCATTCCCTCCGTCGTGGAGATGGAGCACACCGGCATGTTGGTGGATCAGCAGCAGGCCCACACCGCCATTGCCCAGCTTGAGGAGGAGATCGGCGCCAGTAAGGGCGAGTTCTTGGAGCTGCTCGATTCCCAACTGCGGGAACTCCACGGTGACGGCCTACCTCGTGATGACGACGGCAGCTACAACCTTCGTGCGAAGAAGGAACCCAAGCGGGACGGTGGGCGCCCCGCGGGCTTCAACATCAATAGCCCCACGCAGGTGCTCGGTCACTTGGTTTCCATTGGCCTCGATCCCAGAGACCCCAAGACAGACAAGCTCACCACCGACAAAAAGATCCTGCGGCCCTTGGCTGACAACCCAGTGGTGTTCAGCCTTCTGGCCTACAAGCGGGCTGAGAAACGTCGCTCGATGATCCAGTCGTGGCTGGACAAGAACATCGAGGGCGACGGCAGGATTCACGCCCGCTTCGCACCCCTCCAGACGGGTACGGGGCGCTTTTCCTGCTCATCTCCAAACCTGCAGCAGGTGCCTCGGGAGTCCTACATCCGGGACTGCTTCGTTGCCGCTGATGGCCACGAGCTGGTGGTGATGGACGTGAAGAATATGGAGATGGGGGTCGCCTGCTCAGAGCCCATTGCCGACGAAACGATCATGCAAACCGCCCTGCGTGATCAGACCGACCTCCACACACTCACTGGCCACCTGATCTTCCACATCCCTATTGAGGAGGTGGGTAAGGAGCAACGCCAGCGGGCAAAGAGCTGCAACTTTGGTTTGCTCTACGGATCAGGTGCCCCTGGCCTCAAGGAATACTTTGCCAGCTTTGGCAACTTCATCACGGAAGACGAGGCCAAGGACTTCCGCAACGCTTGGCTAAACGCCTATCCCGGCATGGCTAAGTGGCACGCTTGGGCCAAACGTGAGGTGGAGAAGGGCGAGGTGCGGATGGTTGACGGTCGCCGCAGGTGGCTCGTCAACGACATGGCTCGACCCACCGTCCTCCTCAACAACATCGTTCAGGGCACCGCCGCCTCCATCGTCAAGCAAGCCATGGTCGGTATATGGCCGCGGCTTCCCAAAGGAGCCCGGCTTGTCGCCCAAGTCCACGATGAATTGATCGTCGAGGCCCCTGAAGGCAGCGGTGAGGAGGTGCTGCAAATGATGCAGCAACAACTGCTGCTGGCGGGTCGCCTCATCATTGGCGACTCGGTGGACATGGTTGGCGAGGGCTCCGTGGCGAAGTCATGGGGCCAGGCCAAGTAACCCAAAACTCTCAACCCAATGCTGAAGAACGACGTATGGATTCGCGTCCGCGCTGCGGGCGGCATGATCCAACCCTTTGAGCCCTCATTGATCCGTCAAGTGGATGAGCGGAAGGTGCTCAGCTACGGCTGCAGCTCCTACGGCTACGACCTACGCCTCTCACCCTCTGAGTTCTTGGTGTTCCGTCATGTGCCCGGCACCGTGATGGACCCCAAGGACTTCAACCCCGCCAACTTGGAGTCTGTCGCTCTGCACGAGGATGAGCGCGGCAGCTACTTCATCCTCCCCGGCCACAGCTACGGCCTCGGGGTCGCCATGGAGTACCTCGACATCCCCACCAGCATTACCTGCCTGTTCATTGGCAAAAGCACCTACGCCCGCATGGGGGTGATCGCCAACACCACCCCAGGGGAAGCTGGTTGGAAGGGCCATCTGACCTTGGAGTTCAGCAACTCCTCGGGCGCTGACTGCCGCATCTACGCCAACGAGGGCATCGTCCAGGCCCTGTTCTTTGAAGGTGAGCCTTGCGCCGTCTCCTACGAACACCGCTCCGGCAAATACCAAAACCAACCCGAGCGCGTCACTTTGGCGCGGGTCTGAGGCAACTCCTAACCAACTTCAAATTTTCTCCAAATTAGGCGTCATGGCTAACGACAACACCACCCCCGATCTGGTCAATCACCCGCCCCACTACACCGCAGGTGCGGTCGAGTGCATTGATGCGATCCACGCTGCCCTTGGCGATGAGGGGTTTAAGGCGTACTGCCGTGGTGCCGTAATGAAGTACATCTGGCGCACCAACCTCAAGAACGGCCTGGAGGACCTGCGTAAGGCCCAGTGGTACTTAACTGAGCTGATCCGCCAAGAGGGGGCCTAGACTGGCCTTACTTACTTGAGTAACGAGTGGATGACGCCGCTCACCTAAGGCAGCAGGCGATGGCCAAGCTGCGGGCGGCCGTCTCTTTTGCCACTGCAGGTGAGCTGCATCGTGCAGCAGAGTTCCTCGACTTTGCACGTGAAGTCCGCTCAGGCAAGCGCCGGCTTCGTGCGGCGTCTAAGTCAGAAAATCGGCGGCGCTCCATTGACCGCTACGGCTATCACGGCACTGACCGCGGGTGAAGCTGGGCTTAAGCGCACTAGCGGAAGAGACCTATAAGCAGGTCTTGTCTTAGTCCCACGAGACTCGCTGGATGCGCTAGGAAGGGGTTGACCCTTACGTAAGTGCTTCATAACATCTGTCCGACCGTAGCCGCAGCTCCTAATGCCGCACGTAACCCCAGAGCAGGTGGGCACCCTGCACCACCTCATCAACGAAGCAACCAACGCGGCATCAGCGATCTCAGAGGCCCTCGCTTCCTACGGGGACTTTGAAGAGGACCCCGAACCCGAGATGGCGGTCCGGGTCAGGACTACAAAGGCATTACACGTTCGGGATGGCCTTGTTGCTTTACTCGTTTCGCTGAATGATGACCCTTCTTGAATTGTGGGAAGCGTTTAAGACTGAGCGCTCCCTTTCTGTTGCTCCGACTAGCACCACCTCCACCTGGACGCAGGTGACGCATTACCTAGAGCGATGTCCGTTCCAAGACCCCGAGCAGGCCAGGCTTGCTCTGGTCTGGATCCTCAAGCAACAGCCGCCCAAGTCGGCCAAGGCGGTGGCTCAGTACGTCAAAACCTTGTTCCGGTGGGCCGCTAGCGAGGACGTAGCGCTAGTTAGCCGCAACCCTGTTGCCACCTTCCGTCTACCTAGGGAGGAGCAAAAGCCGGAGCCGGTCGTCATCCCCAAGGCCCACCAAGACGACGTGATGGCCTCTCTCCGCCTGACCTCAATTCACGAGTCCAAATGGCATCTGGTGGCCAACTTCCAGCTGCAGCTTGGCTTGAGGACGGCGGAGGTGTTCGGCCTTCAGTGGCAAGACGTGGACTGGGAGAACCGGCGCTGCCGGATCCACCAGAACATGACCCTGACCCACGGCCTCCAAGCCCGAACCAAAACCGGTAAGGAGAGATGGGTGCCTCTGAACGACATCGCCTTTGGCATTCTCACGGAAATGCAAAAGCTGCATAACGAGCCTTTTGTGTTCCCTTGGAAGCGCCAGACCTACCAAACATCGTTCCGCAGCGCTATGCGGCGTCTTTGTGAGAAGGGGGTGATCAAACACCGCTACCGGCCCTACGACCTTCGCCACACCTTCATCAGCTCTCTGCTGGAGCAAGGCATCCCTGTGACGCAGGTGGCCAAGTGGGCCGGCAACACCCCGCAGACCTGCTGGGAGCACTACGCCGGCACCACCAACACCTACGCCATGCCCCTTGTTTAGGGGGAATCTCGATGGGGGCAGCAGCCCCCAATCTTCCAACTCTTTTCACGGCACATGCCCACCTCACCCAGTTACATGAGCGAGTGCAACCCGGTTGAGCAGCAAGCTCGCCAAGACCTGCTCGATGACCTCTACCGCAGGTCCGGCCGGGCAGATCTCCCCTACGGCCACCCTCTGCGCAATACCTACACGGGCCTTTGGCAGCAGTACACCCAACCCAAATCCACCAAATGAGCAGCGACTACGCCGACCGAATCCCTGAGTTGTTTGACGCCTGGTGGAAGGAGTCGTTCCCCTTCGCACCAGCCAACAAGCAGACCCGCGAGAACTTCATCGCTTTCGGCACCCATCTGATCAACGACCACCGCAAATGCTCAGCAGGTGGTGATGGAACCACGGCCTGACTCCTGGGAAGACAAGGCCCTCGCTGCCTTTTGGGCAGACGAGTTCAAGGAGCACACCCTCGACTCCCACGCCCGTATCCGTGCGGCTGTTTCTGCAGCCGCCCTTTTCCTCGTTCACACCTACACCGACACCCACAACGGCAATGCCACGCCCAATAGCTCGCCGGAGCAGCAACACCAGTGCGCTGGACAGCTTCATGGACAGCATCGGCAAGATCCCTCTGATGACACCGGAGGAGGAGATTCAGCTGGGGAAGCAGGTTCGCCGGATGATGGAGCTGCGTGACTCCGGCCGTGAGCTGACTCGCCTAGAGAAACGGGAGGTGCTTAAGGGGGAGCGGGCCAAGAACCGCTTTGTCCAGGCCAACCTGCGGCTCGTGGTCTACATCGTCAAACGCAACAACCGCAGAACCTCCTTCTTGGAGATGGTCGATCTGGTGCAGGAGTGCAGCATCGGCCTGATCCGTGCGGTCGAGTTGTTTGACCCCAAACGCGGCTACAAGTTCTCGACCTACGCTTACTGGTGGTGTCGTCAGGCGATCAATCGCAGCTACACCGCCCAGGAACGTGCCATTCGCCGGCCCGTCAGCGTTGCTGAGCTGGCCAGCAAGGTTGAGAAGGTGCTGCACCAAGAGACCGCTCGACTCGGTAGAGCACCGACCTTCGATGAACTCTCCGCTGTTACGGGGGTCAAGCGTTCCGAGTTGGAACTCATGGCGACTCGCGGCACCCACTGCGTTTCGCTTGACAGCTTTGCTGGTGATCAGGAGACAAGCACCTTCCTGGAGCTGCTGCGCGACGACAACCTGCCGACACAAGACGAGCTACTGGAGACGTTTGATTTGCAGAGCGACCTGCAGTTGCTGATGGAGGCCCTTCCCAAACTCAGCGAGCAGGAACGTCTCTTCGTGACGCGCCGTTTTGGTCTGGACGGGAATGAGCCGGTGAGCTGGAAAGATCTCGGTAAGGAGGTTCACCTCAGCCGGGAGCGGGTGCGGCAGATCACTCAAACAGCTTTGAGCAAGATCCGTTTTCACATGACCCACAGGCCGGAGCCCACCGTCGAACCGCCCATTGAAGAGCCCGTCGAACAGGTCGTGGAAGAGCCTGTAATCCGCAAGTGTGAGCAGGTTGATCCGGTGGTGCTGCAGGAGGCGAGAGAAGCATGGTCATCTCCAGCTCTGCTATCCGCTTAGTCGCCTTCCGCATCACCGACTGATACAGAAAAGCCTGCTCCATTGCGGAACAGGCCAGCTCGATGATCTTGTCGGGATGGTGCGAAGCGTGACTTCTGATGATCCGTTTGCTGTTCTCTAATTCCAGTGCCGCGCTAACACTTAATTCCGGCACCATCCAATCGGAGAACGTCATGAATACACCGAGCAACCTAGCGCTATGACAAGGTTGCCCCCTCTTAATGTCTGCCCCGACTTTTGAGCAGTACAACACCTCCTGTGGGTTGGTGTATTCAGTTACCTATGCCGGGATGACCCGCTACTTCCGGCGGGACTGGCAAGCGCTATGGGTCTATGAGCTGGCCCGGATGATGTACTGCGCCCACTTAGCGATCCGCCAAGATCGCCCATCCTGATTTGGGCCCCTCGACCAGCCAGCGAGGGCCCCAGTTCTTACGGCTGTACGCCTGACGGGCACCGCGGGTGCTGAGGTACTTGCCTGCCACCACGTCCATCTCGCCAAAGGGATCGTGAACGATGACGGCTCCCGTGCCTTCGGCTGGCTTGGTGTATCCGATCACGGTGAGCCAGTGCCCGCCGCCCATGGGCGTGCTGCTGGTGCCGTGATGCAAAAACCCGCATGGCACGGGAATCTGTTTGTCGAGCTGGCGCTCCAAGTCCTCCCAGCTGCAGTTCTGCACGAAACGGGCCTTAATGCCGTAGTACGCCAGGGCCTTGAGCTGAGCTGAAGCGTCGGTGGTGTCCCCGTACTGCAGCACTCGCTTTAGGTACACGTCGTCGGCGTTGACGCCACGCAGCTCGTTGGGCCGCATGAACGACGCGAGCATCGCGCAGCTGGAGCTGAAGCACATCCGCATCGCCTGGCCAGCGACCGTCGAGTCGCGCTGGCTGAAGTACGGCACCTTCTCGATCAGCACGCCGTTTTGCTTGACCGCAGGTGCCTTGGGCAGCGGCGCCTGCTGATTCATGATCGGGATCAGTTTTTGCTCCGCGTACTTGGGGTCAGTGGCATAGCCCTGACGCACCAACTCCCTGGCGGCCTCGTCGCGGTTAGGGGCGTTGTTGACTCCCCGATGCTGCTTCCAATCGCGGTGCCAGCGGTCCACCAAGTAGGTGATGCACTCCTCAATGTCGCGGAAGTCGAGGAACTCCGCAGTGATCGTGATCGTCTTGCCGTTGACGACCTCCTGCGTCTTGACGCTGGTGCCTGGGCCCTTCAGCCCAAAGTAGTTGTTCACACCACTGGTGTGCTTGCCCCAGCCGCTTTCAACAGCCCACTGCGCCGCCACCAGTTCCGGGTAGCGAGCACCGGCTCGACGAGCACACTCCATCACTCCGGTCCAGCTGTTATCCGCAACTGCTGGCTTCGGTTTGGGGGTGGCTCGATACGTCACCACCCAGTCGGCGTCGCTTTGCAACAGCGACTCCGGCATCTGACTCTGTAGAAGATCAATGGCCGCCGCCTGGTGAGGCTCGTCTTGGTAGTGACGAAAGAAGTCGCGCAGCTTGATCCGGCTCACATGCGTGCCTCAAGTTTTGTCAGGCGCTGCTCAATCGAGTTGAGCCGCGGGAACAGTTCTTGCCGGTCGTCCTTGATCTCCTGCCGCAGCAGTGAGACCTCACCGGCAATGTGTTCAACAGCGGCAGTCAGGCGGATCACTGCCTTAGATGCCTCGTCATCCCGCTTGATGAAGGCCCCCACTCCGCTGGCTGCAATGCCAACGACGGCGCCGGTGACTGCGGCTAAGACCTCAACCATTGCCCTCAGCGGCGGCGCTTTTTGTTCTTCTCGGCTTCCTGCGCCGCTGCCGAAATACCCCGAAGGGCCGCGAGGATCAGTTGAACCCAGCCGTTGGCTTTGACGCCGGGGAGGTAGCTCAGCAGCTCGCTGCCCGCTAACAACGCCACGGCTAACCCCGCGATTTCTTCTGGCGTCATCAGGTGCAGTTGGTGCTCTACCTAAGTTGCCGGCGTCAGTTGCTCTTCTGTAGTTCTTGGATCAGGTACTGGCGCATTGCCCGATCCGCAGGTGTGGGGTCAGCCTTGAGGTCAATCTCCAAGACCTTCAGCTTGAGCTGTTTGGCGTACAGCTCATTCATCTGTTGTTTCACGTCCGCAGCCTTTGCGTAACGTGACTCGACGGCAATGGTGGTGCCCACAATGGCCGTGAGCACCGCGATCACCGCACCGGCAGTAGCGAAGTGACGTTCCACGGTCTTAATGCGCTGCGTTACTCGCTCGGCGCTGCTTCTTCTGCCGACGCCTCTGGCTCCCAGCGGCTGTACTCAGCGCTGGTGACAAAGGCCGCCAGCTCATCGGTGCTAGTGGTCGCCAAGATCGCCTGCTCCTTGCTGTTGCTGAAAGCGCGGATCTCAGCGCGGCGCTCCAACACGTCCTGCGGAACGGCGGCACCGGTTTCGGCCTGGCGGGTGATGTACCAATCGCTGGGTGCCAACAGCGAACCGGCGGTCACCTTGGTGGTGGCAACCCACTGCTCCACCAGCTGGGCGTGGTCCTTGGGCAGCAGGTTGCCCTCGGCGTCATATCCCCAGTAGAAGCGTTGATCGGCCTGGGGCGCATCGGGCTCAAACGTCAGACCGATGGCTTCTTTCTCGTCTTCGGTGGCGAGGCGGATCCAGTTGGCGGGGAACTGGATTTGATCGCCGTTCACCGCAGCGGTGAAGGCAACGTCGGGGCTGATGGGGCGCCCCTGCAGGAGATAAGGCATGGCGGGTGGTGCGGTGTTACATGTGCCCTGCGGGCACGGAAGTCGTGTTCACTACGAGTACATAGTGCTTATGTCAGCGCCCCAGGAGGCGTAAAGGAGGCCGTATATTTTGCGAATCCCTTATACATGGCAAGATCGTTTAAATAGCCAGTTAGCGGTCTATTTAGAATACCGGCAAGTCTTCCTATTCCCATTGGTAATGTGCTTGAGCCAACATTGTTGTTGCTGCTGGAAACTGTTTGTGTTATCAACTGGTTTCCATCTCGGTAAATGGCAAACGTTGTCCCGTTGCGTACAAACGCTAGGTGTTGCCATGTATTTACGACCATAGGACCGCCAACGCCGTTTGAGCCTGGAAAATTTTGCACAATACCGCCAGATCCATCATTCATAAACGCGATGGTATTGGCAGCAGGTGAGAAGCCATACGAATTTCCAACTGCTATACCATTTATTACATTTGCGCCATTGTATTGGCCAAATACATCATAGGCAGTAGTTGTTGGATAAATCCAAAACTCAATAGTAAAATCTTCGCTGCCAAACAAAAAGTCGCTGGATGCGGCGACAGACAGCCAGTTCCCATTTGAGAAGTAAGCGCTAGCGCCATAATATTTGCTTTGGGCACTGGTGATTGACACAGTGCCGTTCATGGTTACACTTTTATTTGTTGGCGAATAATCAAGAGTAGCAGATGCCTTAAATGGTAGCAACAAAACACTAGAAATATTTAAGAAGCCATTACTCGTAAATGTGTGCGTTGTATATCCGCCGGACTGCGTAATAGTTCCGCCAGTGTAACGAGGGGAGCCTAAATAGCGAATAATTACAACGCCCTGCGTTCCGGCCGCTCCAGATCCACCATTTCCGTATGAGCCTCTAAAGCTGCTTCCTGAATCGCCAGGAGTTGTCCCACTTCCTGCATATGACGTGCCCGTCAGCGTGTAAAAAGTGCTGATAAAACTTGATCCGCCGCCACCGGCAGATCCGGGGTTGGCTCCTGAACCGGCTCCACCGCCCCAGTATCCACCGCCACCGCCACCGCCACCACCGCCATCGCCCGAGCTGCCGCAGTCGCCTCCTTTAAGGGCGGTGCCTACTCCGCTATGAGCAGAAGTGCCACCGGTGGATTGAGTTCCACCGCCGCCTCCGGCCTCTGCGCCTGAACCACCGGAAGCACCTGTTGTCCCTCCACCAGCACCACCAGCGGCACCTTCATATGCACCGCCGCCGCCACCACCAGCAATTACTATTGCCGCATTCTGAGTAGCAGCAGCACCAACAAAAATCCCAGAATATCCACCACCCTGGCCTCCATATCCTGTATTTCCAGCTAATCCGCCGCCGCCACTTACTGTGCCGCCTGTCCCCGCATTTGGTGCCATTGTTTGGCCACCGCCGCCTACCGTAATGTTGTAAAGCTGCCCCGGTGACAATACAGCCTGCGCGTAAACTGCTCCACCGCCACCTCCAGTACCGCCTGAGCCGCCACCGCCACCGCCCCAGAGGTATAACTTAACGAGATTCTCTACTTGTGTGGTTGTCAATAGCAGAGGGATAGCTGCGCCTGGAATACTCATTGGATCTCCTCCTTGCTGTTGTTATTGCGGCAGTCGAAACCACTGTCACTTGAGGAGAATCTCAATGATCTCTCCACGAGATATTGCGATGAACCTGCGCTCTTCAGCAGCAGGGGATTAGCGGAGCCGGGGACGGTCATCAGGCGACGCTCGTGATCAGTTGGGCAGTGATGCGGCTTGCACTTTCGACGTAGTAAGCCAGCGTTGAAACGCTGCTTAGCGCCGTGCTCATCGTTGGCGTCCCGCCTGAAAACTTCCACGCCGAGCCATAGGCCACGGTGTAGGCGGTGCCGGAGCCCTGCGTGATCACAATCACACCGCTTTGCCCTGCAGTGAGGTTGCTGGGGTTGGCGAGGGTGATGTTATGAGCGAGGGTGAGGCTGAAGTTGTTGGCGACAGCAAAATCGGCGGTCACCGTTGAGGCACTGGTGAGCGCGGTCACGGCTCCACGCTGGGCTGCGGTGAAGCTCTGCACTACATCGGTCTTGGCCGTGTCAGCGTCATACGCCTGCACGCTGCTGCCGACAGCGCTGGTGCTCAGCAAATTGTCAACCGTGACCGTCTTGGTGCTGGTGACAATTGAGTCAACCTTGACAGATCCGTAAGCCATTAGGAGAGCACCATCCAGGTAGCGTTATCAGGAACGGTGACTGCATAAGTTGCTGCCACCTCAACCGGGCCAACAGACAATCCATTGCTGCCGGTGTTCAGGGTGATGTTCTGACTGATCACCTGCGCGGTTTCAGCAATCGGCCCACCACCACCGCCGCCGCCACCTGATAGTTCAACGATGCTGGCGGTGCCGTTGTCTTTCTTGGTGTAGAGCTTGCCGTCGTAGGTGTTGAGCGCAAGCTCACCCAATTCCAAATCACCGACCGCCGGCGCCTTGCCGGCAACCGCTGATCGTTTCAGCTTGATCAGATTGGCCATCAGGCAGTCCTTGCGTGGCTATCTAGCCGGACGCCCTAAGTTGCCGATCAGAAGCTTCCGCCATCCACGGTGTCAACCGCGATGGTGACGTAGCCATTGCCTGCGTCCTTTGTCCAGCTCAGGGAGCTGTTCAAGCGGATCACGCCGTTGGTGCCATCAGTTCCCCAGATGTAGCCGGCGGTGCCGCCGCTCACCACAGCCACCTTCTCGTCAGTGCTGGCAGCGGGGATGTTGAGCGCTGTCTTAAAAGAGTCAAAGGTGATCTTCTTCTCTTTCTGGGCGCCAGACTCGCTGGCGTCGTGGATGATCAGCAGGTCGCTTGCGCCGTCAACTGCAGCCAGAGTGCTGAGGTCGTCAATCGCGGGGACAACCGGCAGCTTGGTAGTGGCGTCAGTGGCGACGTGCAGCGTGCCGCGGTCGGTGGTGATGTGCGGCTCACCCGCCAGCATCCCGGTGGTGGGCAGGTTGGCCTTGAGACCACGCTTGAGCTGGAGGCGTGCCATTACTACACGGCTTTGGTTGTCCCTAAGTTGCCCCGCTTACGCAAACGTGCCGCCGTCCACAACAGCGCTCCATTCGCTTTCGTAGTTTCCGTAGCCGCTTTTGAGCAGCACATTGCCGGGGTCACCGCCAGTGGGGACGCCAACGCCAGCTTCGCCGTCTGCCCCTGCAGGCCCAGCTGGGCCAGGCATTGCTACCTCAATGACCTCTCGCACAGTCTCGGTGACAAGCACCGTGTCACCCTCGGTGATCTCGACTGTGGCAACGGTCTGAGGCTGGATGTTGACAGTCATCGCTTACGCCGGCGCGGTGTAGCCCTCACTGGGGCGAACGATTCCTTCGAGGTAATACTCGCGCAGGCCGGCGGGGTTGATCAGCATCACGTCGTACCGCGCCTCGGCAGGCAGCACTGTGGTGACGGTGTAAGGCAGCGTGAGCGTGACCGCGCCAGTCGTTGCGTCGGTAATGGCGACAGTGAAGTCGCCGTATTTGGTAGTGCGCTCCTTATTCCATACCTGGGCAAGGACTGTCCAACCGGTGATGTTGAGCACATCGCCTTCGCTGTCCTTCAGGCCAAGGCTCAGAACAAAGTCAGCACGGCGCTGGGGGCGGATGTTGTAAATGCTGGGGTTCATGCGGCCACCTCCTCAGGTTCGGGGTTGAACTGGAGCGATAGGCGCATTTGGTCTTGCGGCCCAAGTCCAGGCGGGACTTGTAGCTGGCGTATTTCTGCGGCAACCGCTGTGTAGAAATGGCGGACCACCATCTGCGCCACAGCGCTCAGATCCGTGGAGCCCCAGCTGATTAGGTACAGCGTGTAGCGACGAAACGCCGGACCGGGATCGTACTGGCGTACAGGCGTAAGGTCGGGTTGCTTTTGGATCACGCACTCCAGCCCGCTCACCATGGTTCGAGCGGGGGTCAACTCCCCAACGGCGCGGACGCTGATGGCTGGGGTGGTGATGCCGTTCGCCAGCGTGTAGACGCCCAGCTCATCCGCCAAAAGCGTCTCCAGCTCTTCTCGCAGGGTGAGCAAATCCATGTCTTAGGTTGCCCCCAAAAGCAAGTGGCCGGCTTCGATCCAGCCGGCAGCGGCGTTGTTGCGCTTGGGTAGCACTACTTCGTAGCTCATCAGGCGGCGGTCAATGTCGCGCAAGCGCACAGGGCCGAATACGAAGTCGGCCACGCAGACAAGTCCGCGCACGTTGTTGCCCTCCCAGACAGGCGCGACGACCCACACAGTGCGGTCGTCGGAGACCAGCGCACGCACTTCCGGGGTGGGTGCAGCGGTCGGGCTGCTGATTGCATCCGACCAGCAGCTCAGTAACAGCGGGTGCAGCTCGCCGTCCGCCTGGAGCGCAATCAGCGCTGCCGCAGTTGCTGGGGTGATGCGGCTTTCGTCGTTGCTGCCCCGCTTGAAGACGGTGAAGTCATCGGGCGTGAACGGCTTGGTCTTGCTGTCGCGGTTGGCGTTGGCGAACAGCGATTGGAAGCAGGCGAGGGGCAGCTCCATGCGGCGGAGCTGCTCAACCTCGATGCGCTGCTGGTGCTCCCAGCTGCACAACACAGCGCGACGCAGCTCTAGGTGGAAAGTGCTGCGGCTGTATTGGCCGGGGTAGAAGTAGAAGAGGTCGTGGGCGATTTCGGCCCAGTTCGTTTTGGCCGGCGCCCAGAGGCCGGCAGCGGCTTTCCCAGCTCCTCTTCAGTCACCGGCGACGCAGGGTTGTTCTCGGCGTCCAGCTCGTCGAGGTACAGGTTGTAAATGTCGGTGCGCAGCCGGCGGTGGAGGCGGTGGGTGTCCTCCACGCTCCAGTCTGGGCGGTCAAGACGGCAACGAATCAGAGCGGTCACCGCGGCGTCAGTGGTGTGTTGGTTGCTGGTGCTAAAGACGCGAATGACGTGGTTGATCTGCTCGGCGTATTTCAGGCGCAGGGCCTGAGCGTCGGGCTCTAGATCTTGAGTGCCCACGGCGCGTTCAATCACCGTGAACGCTTCGACGGCGGTGATGCTTTCGGCGGTGCTGATCGTGGTGGCGACCTTCGCGGCCTCGACGAAAGCGTTGGGGCGCTCGGCCAACAGTTCGTCAATGGTGATGCTCTCCTGCACCGTCAGTCCGCCGAGCACGGGGAAACGCAAGACGCCGGAATCGCTATTGCCTACATCGCGGGTGGTGGGCGCTGCCGGTGGCGTCAGAAAGGGGAGCGTTGCCACGCAGTTGGTTTATGTAGGTATATAAATGTTAGCTAGCGTTTTGGGAGGCGCTTTTCGCTTTAGCGGCAGCGGTAGCCGCCGCGCGGGCGTCTGCTTGACGACGCGCTAACGCAGCCCGGTTTGCGCTGGCACGAAGCTGCAGGGCCTGCAGTAGCTCACGGCTGATCGGGGCGGTGGTGCTCATGGCTTAAAAGCGAAATACTGCTCCATAGGGTCTAAAGAGTTCTGCGGTACTTGTCCCTCGTCTGTCCAACCATTAGCAACGTACTGCTCAACGGTTGTCAGCGATTCCGTGTAGCCGGCGGGTAGAAACAGTGGTGGGATGCTTGCGTAATCAGCAGGGGGTGTGGTGACTTTTTTGGAAAACACCCGTTGAGTGCTAGTTCCCGATGGGGTTGTTACTAGCGTTAGCCACCCGCGCACTGTGTCGTATGCCAACCCCGCAGGCCACCGGCCTAAGAAGCTATCGAACTCAAACCAAAGATCCAATAGATCAGAATCGCTGACGGCGGGGTAACTGCTGGTGTGGCTTTGCCATAAGAGGTAAACCGGATCAGCGGGGTCCATAGACCCGAAAAAGAGCACTGCAGCAGCGGACCGCATGGCATCGCTGTGCCTGTTGTTTAGCAGGCCAACGGTGGCCGACCGATACTCCACAGGTTGCCTTGTGCGCGTGTTGAACTTCCAGTACAAGCCCACCCATGTGTCGGTGCTGTACGAGCCTTGATCTATTGTTGGTGCTGTTTCACGCCACAGAAGATCACCGTATGTGGGGTGGCTGCGTATGAACCGCCGGCTATAAGCCTCAGCGTCTTGGTATTCCTCCTCAGTGCCGGGGCGTGAGACTGGGGTTAGCTTGAAGGTTTCGTAGTTGTCGGCGTCAAATAGGCTGTCACCCGCACCTACCCTGCCTGCAAAAATTACCGGCAGGGGATCTCGGACCTGGATTAGGCGTGAGTGGTAGATGTAGGTGCCGTCGCAACTTGTGAACGTGCGGTTGATGTCTGACGTGCCGGCGTAGCGCACGCTTTCATCAACTACACGTGTATCTGTGAGGTCAAAGGGCAGTGAACCTATGATTGCTTGCTGCTCAAGGCTGCTAAAGCCACCCGAAGTGCCAAGTGACTTTTGGCGGAACGTCCAGTCAAACGCGAGTAGGTGGTCGGTGACTGTGTGGCCAGGGCTTAGCCAGTAGCGGCGGGTGCCCGTTAGTTCTTGGTTGAACTCCGGCTTCCAAACTGTGTCTTGCAGTGTGTATTGGTTTAACCCTTGGTACGGCGTTGTTGTTGAGTAGATCAGCGTGTTGGGGTCGGTGGCGTAGTTGTACGCATAGCTGAGGCGGTAGCCGGTCCAGCTCTCTGAGCCGGTTGTTTGTGTGCCGGCAACTGCTCGCTTTGCGGTCAGGTCTACGCCGTACACCTCCACCCCCTTTTTCTTGCGCCGTCTAGCCGTTGGCTCGTCGGGGCTGTAGAGGTCGGGGACGCTGCCGCGTGGCTCTTCCTCCGCAGCTGCCGTTGCAGCAGCTGCTGCCTCGGCGTTCCGCGCTGCGACAGCTTTGCGTTTCTTGCGGTCCTCTAGCTCGTAGCGGTTGGCGGCTGCACGCTCTTTATTGGTGCCCAGCAGGTGCTGTAAGCCGAGGTTGATGTCCAGACCGAGCCGTGGCATCAGTCGTCGGTGTTCAAAGTGATGCGGTAAGTAATTGAACCGCCGTCCACCAAAGTCACAGAGGGGTTCTCGACCACCACGCTATGCAGCGTGCTGGTAGCGCCGTCCGTAATCACGACATACAGCGTGTTGTAGTTCCAGTTGCCGCCGTTTGCTGTGAACGTCACCGAGATCTGGGGAAGCTCAAAGCGGGCAGTGGTCGCGCTGTAGCTGCCCGCGCCAATGGTGCCGGTGACATCGGCATAGCCGCCCCCGCTGATCTTGGCAGCGTCCCACTGGGCCACGGTGCTGTTGGCAGTCAGGCTGGTGGTGTTGTTCGCCAGGCTGATGCGGTACGTCTTGCCTTCGTAGGAGGTGGCACCTACCCGAGCAAGTTCCGCTTGGCTAACCGTCGTTGTGATCGCCATGTCCGTGGGCAGTTACACCTAGTTTTCCTGGGGTCACTCGACTGGGGTGACGTGACGGTCTTTTGTCAACGACCAGCTGGTGCCTGTGCCGTTCAGGCTCTCGAACACATAGCTGCTGTTGTTGGGCTTCGACGCCAGGCCGCTGCCTAATGCGGCAGAGGCGCTGTAGGCGTTAAAGAAGTCGCTTGTCGTACCGTTGACGCCGACACGCACTTCAACGATTGTCCGACCAGAAAATAGGGCTGGGTCAAAGAAGGCGATCTCTACCACTCGGGGGAAGGAGGTGCTTGTTTCGGTGGCCTCTACCCTGATCCGGTATGTGTTGGCAGTGATCTTGGAATAGACCTTCTTGACGTACTGCACGCGGCGGGCATAGACGTGCAGCTTGGGTTGGGCGGGGACGGTGGTGCTGGGTGTCGTAAAGGAGATGTTGCTGCCGAAGCCCAACGTCAAGCTTGGATACAGCCAGAAGCTGGTGTAACTGCCGCTGTCAATCACAAAGTTGAACGGCAACCCTGTCATCTCCCAGCGGGTCGCGCCAGCAGAGTCGTTGTTCACTGAACCGCTAAACACCTCTGTCCAGCCGGCCGGGGTAGTCGTTGTCTGGTTGGCCCCTGCTAAGGGAGCGGCGGTTGTTGTTTGCAATGAGAACTGCACCGCCGCTTCAACTTCAACGCTTGACCTTGCGTAGATGGTGGGGTTCGCTGCGCGGTCAGCCTGGTCTGGTTTGATCACAGATGTACCCAAGATCACTGTGGGGTCTGTGTCGCGTGGCGCGTAGGAGTATTGCTCCGCACCAACGCCAAGATTGACGCTGGGCGCTGCCTCACGATCTTCAAGCGGAAGGAAGATCAAAGTGCGGGTCACATCGCACCGCAGGAAGGTGGTGAAGTTGTTGACAACGACCGTCTGGTACGGCGGCACTAGCGCGGTCACCTCAACTTCCTTTGCATAGACAGGGGCGGTGTCCCTGGGTAGGGACTCAAAAATGTCGCCTGGGTTGTTGGCATCGAAGTCGACGGGGGTCTCGATGCTGTTGGCCGGGGCGGGCTCCGCGTTGGTGGTGATCTCAGAGACCAGCGGCAGTTGGGTGATGCCGCTCTGCACTGGGGACCAGGGGCTGGGGGTGCGGTACTCCTCGGTGGTTGCGCCAACCCCACCCAAATACAACATGTCCGCGCTGGTGACGATGCCGTTGCTGTCGAAGCTCCAGCTCTGGCCGTTGACGAGGTACTCAGCCAAAATGCCGCCGAAGCTCAGCGTTACGAGAGAAGCGCCGTAAGCCGGGAGCTTGTCGGGAACCGTCTGGACGGCAAAGCCCATGCGGTGGCCGTAGGTCAGCTGCTGCTGCACTTCCCCAAACTTTCGAGCCAGTTCCACCGCGGTGGATTCCTTCAGCACATACGGATCGGCATGTCCAGCCTGATATTCGATCTCATCGTCAGGCGCCCACGGCATGTTGTAGGTCGTTGTGGTGCCAATACCTTCGTTGCCGTAGATGTACTCCGTCCGGCTGACACTCTCCCGAGGATCCTTATAGAACTCCTCCTTGACACGGTTTTCAAGGCTGGGGCGTTTTTGGGTGCCGGCGTATCTGTCGTACTTGATGGAGACACTGATGCCGGTGTTCACCAGCTGGGCGCCGGCTGAAAGGATCGCGTCAGCGTCGAAAACGCTGTCGATCTCCTCGGCCATGCGGGACAGCCCCTGCTGGCCAGGTGCGGTCATCGCGTAACACTTCTGGTGGTATGCGACTTCCTTGCGTAAACCCTCAAACTCATCAGATTGGTATTCAATCCGGTCGGACTGCACAACGTACTGAGCGTTGCCTGGGTGTAGTTCGCCGTCAGGGTAGAAGTACGTCTGGAAACCGATGGCGCCAGCGACTGCTAGGTCGCTCGCATAGGTCAGAGTTACTTGGGCAGTCGGCGGGTCGTCGCGCTCTGGGTCATACTGTTGGCCGTAACTTGGGCCTATGCGGTAAGAGCAGGGGGATGTCTCTTCCTCGACGTACAGGGCAGCAGCGGGGTACAGGTATTCCCACGTTGTGACAGTTGATTCAATCGCTACGCCGGTGTTATCACGGATGGTGCCTGTCTCTTCCAATAATTCCGTAACGTAGGCAGAGTTGATTTTGGCGCCGTAGGTGGTTCGCTCCTCGACTCTTTCAATGGCGCGGTCGAAGGCGTCGTATGTCGTTCGGGAAGTGCTAAGCGGGTGATGGACGACGGTGTAAAGGTCGTCACCATCGTTAAACCAGATGTAGGTGTACTCGACTTCACCTTGGGTGATGTCTAGCTCCCAATCCCGGATCTGCCGCTTTTCTTCGTCAAGAACTTCGTCTGGGTCGGGTTTCTTGTACCGGTTGTAGCTGTACTCCACCAGCACTACGTCAGCAGGGATGTCACCGCTGCGAATCGGTGATACGTCGATTACATCATCTTCGTCGTAAACCGGGATGGTTCCGCTGAAATAGCTCAAATCGACGATGGCCAGTTGCTCACTGGCGTTCAGGTATCCGACTTTCGACTGGCTATAGAGAATATCGCTTAGGATTTGCACATAGCCGGTGCTGTAGTCGAAGCTTCCGATTGCAACGGAACCTTCGAGGTTCAACGGCGCTTCGGCTCCTATGCCTAAGGCTTCAAGGCAGGTGCTGGCGATGAAGTTAAAGCTCATGTTGATCGGCATCCGCGCCAGCTCTTCGCAGGGGATGCCTTCGTTGGCTGGGTCGTCCTCAGCCGATTGAACTATGTTCTCCCTTAGGTTTTCTAGGAGGGTGAGTTTGCACCCGACGCTGACGGTGGTTTGGCGGCGGAACGGGTCTGCAAAGCTGCTCAACACCCGTAGGGCGCGGGGAATGTTGACGACGTAACTGCCTTTCTCATACCCCAGGCTGATGGTGTCACCCGGTAGAAGGGTGACTAGCCCGTCGAGTACAACTTCGCCGCGGGTGCGGATTAGGCCGGTGCCCTGGACGTGATCGTCACTGAAGCCGCCACTGATGACGGTGCCCTTGTCACAGAAGACCTTGGCGCGGATGTCGAGGGTCATCAGAGTTGCGTCAGTTGCAGGGTGACGGAATAAACCGTCGTCTTCACACCGTCTTGGATCTCAGCAGTGGCGGTGGCAGTGGGCGCTGAGGTCGGATACCACGTACCCGCATCTGGGGTGTCAATCACAATCGCCTCGTACCAGCTCTGGAGGGCAATCCAGTTGCTCTCATCGCAGGTGCCCTCCACGTCCATGATGCGGGTGGCGGCTAGCGGGCCGCTTATATAGGGTTTGCCGGTCGCGGTCAGCTGCACCGTGGGCGTGTTGCTATACGACTCCGGTGGCTTGGTGAGCGTCAGAACAGCCGTGTGCTCGCCGTAGCTGATCGTGAGTATGCCCAGATCCGGCGTCAGTGCGTCGTCGCGCTCGGCCTTCTTCTCCTCCTGCGCGATAAGAGCTTCGAGGTATTCGGCGGCGTCGACGATGCTGAAGCTGACGCTGATGTAAGCGCCGGTCTGCTCACCGGTGGGGGCGGCAAGGAACCAGCAGGGGATGTCTGTCCAGGTCAGGCCCGCGGCGCTACCCGAGAAGTTGACGGTGGTGCCGACCACCATGCTCTTCAGGGTGTCCTCGTCGGTAATCCGGGTGTCGCGCCAGGTGCTGTAAGTCGTGGTGATCGAGGCCCACTGGGCTTCGGTGCAGAGACCTTGGACACGCCAGGCGCGGGCACTGAGGCCGCTATACCCCTCCAGCTCCTCGAAGCCGTAGGGCTGGGCGGTCAGTGTGTTGAAGGTGAAGGAGCCGAGGGTGATCGCCATTAGAGGAGTGCGGCTTGCTGCTCGGTTTGGTTGACGTTGAACGTGCCGTCCGCATTCATCGTCACGTTGATGCGGATGTTGCGTTCCGCGTTGGTGTTCTGGTTCAACGCATCAACGAGCGCTTGCTGTTGAGCAACCTGCGCCGTTTGCTGCTCAACGTTGCGGATGAAGTCCGCGGTTTCAAACAGGCGGCGGCGGCTGCCGGTGCGGAACGTGTCGCGGATGATGCCGGTGTTGCGGCCGCGCTCTACATCGGCTTGGGCCTGGGCAAGCAGCGATTGGCGCTGGGCTCCAGGCAGCAGGCGGAAGTTGCCCTGGAGGGTGCTGCGCAGGCTGTCTTGGGCGCTGCGCAGAGACTGCGCGGCGCTAGCAGCGCGCTCCGCTAACGCTGCGCCGGCTTCCTCACCAGCAAGACGTACCTCGTCAGCGGCTGTTTTGAGCTGCTCTGCTAGTTGAGAGCGTTTTGTGGAGTCGCTCTCTTGGGCGTACTGCGCCTGCAGTTGACGCTCGTTGGTGATCGCCTGCTCTTCCCGCAACCGGTTCTGCGAGAGGAACGCAACACCCTCTAATTGGCCAGCCCTTGCAGCGAGTGTGCTGTTGCCCGGGCTTGCAGCTGAGTCTGCGGCCGCCAGTGCCGCGTCACGCTTAGCAGTCGCTACCCCTAACTGCTGAGCGATCTCGTTGCGTTTTGCTGACTCTTGATCAATCGTCAGATTTAGCTCTCTCTGGAGGGCGAGTCTTTCTTTGTCTACCTTCAACAGCTCTTTTGCAAACTTGTCTCTTACAGCCTGCCTGTCAACAGCGGTTGCGTTAGAAGGAAGTATGTTCAACTCCTTAGTTTGCTGCAATCCCAGCAATCGTTTTGTCTTTTCTAGTTCTCCAGTTCGATTTCCGCTGGCCTGGTCTTCAATGATTCCAAGCGTCAGCTTCTCTATGTCCGAACGGCGCTTGGCTGCATCTGCAGAAGCAGCATCAAGCTGTTGCTGCTCACGTTGGGCGCCAGTCAGCTCACCTTGAAGCTTCAGAAACTCCTTGACGAGTTCCACGCGCTTTGTTAGATCGCCTGCACCAACTTGAAGGTTGCTGTCTAGGGAGACTCCGCGTTGTTTTGCCAGGTCAACAAACTGCTGACGAAGCTTGGGGTCTTTGTTGACCAGCTCCATCGCACGGGCGTTATCCGCTTCTGCTCTCTTTTGCTCGGAGCTGCCCCCAAGGCCAACTGCCAGCGACTTCAAGAAGTCGGCCAAGGGCCCGGCCACAAACGCAGTCAGCGAAACTGTTGCCTGTGTCCAGGCTCGATTCAGCTCATCTGTGGCTTCTGTAAACGCTCTTGCGTTTTCAGCACTGCCGAACTGCTGAGACAGATCGCGTCTGGCAGCAATAGCAGCTTCCTCTTCACGCCCTGCAGCAATCAGAGAGCCGACATTTTTCTCGACCGCCTTGCTAGAGAACAGCGCTGCATCCGCCAACAGCTGGAAGTTGCCAATCGGGTCGTCTAGACCCTTCGCTAGGTCTTGTCCCTTTTGCAGGGCGGTGTCAAACGCTTGGCCCAGTGCTGTGCCCACAAGGCTTAGGCCAAAGCCAAACTGCCCCCCTAAAGCCCCACCGCCAAGGCCGCCAAGCGCACCACCAAGGCTCGCACCAGCACCCTGCCCAAACAGCGCAGGGAACGCACCGCCAATAATGCCGCTTCCTACTGCTTCCCCAACCTTTTTGCGGCGGTCGGTGGTGTGCTTGGTTTCCTCCTTAGCCAGCCTCCGAGTGTCGGCGTCAACCTTGCGACGCGCCTCCGCCAGCTTGCGTTCGCTATCCGCAAGTGCAGCAGGCGATCCCGGTAGGGCGCTGCCGTTGACTAAACGACCGCTAATTGGACTTGCAGGACCTAGACGTTTGGTGCCACCAGCGCCCCCTGCCCGCAAACGGCTGGAAGCTTTTGCACTCTCTTTATCAATGACCTCTTTCGTCTCAACAAGCTGATCGAGAAACAGCTTCCAGTTGTTGCGGATGTTGAGTTCTCGTCCCTTGGCTGCCGGGGAGCCCGGGATGCGAATACCACCCGGTAGCAAACCGGAAACGGGGGATGCGTTGCCCCGCGCAATCCGAAGCTCCTCAGCCCGCTGTGCCCGTACCCGAGCTGCATCCTCTCGGCGACGGCGCTGTTCTTCACGAGCGGCAATAGCCCTTGCCCGCTGGTCGGCTTGGATCGCAGCAGGTGATCCTGGTAGATCAGCACGTCCACGAATCGGCTCAGAGGGACCGCCAGCACGCGCAGCCCTCGTCAGCTCTCGGGCCTGCTGCTCGACGAACTTCTTGTAGATGTCGGTGCTGCGCTTGACCTGCTCACGAATGAACGCAGGTGAGCCCTCAAGGTTCTTGCGCCCTTGGATCGGCTCTCTCGGACCTCCAATTCGCGCTGCCCGAGCTAGGTCACTGGCTTGCCGCTTGCGCTGAGCATCCAAAAACGCAGGCGAGTCCGGGATCGACCTGCTTCCTTGGATAGGAGAGCGGGGACCGCCAATACGGGCACTGCGTGCGGTGGCCGCCTGCTCAGCTCTGGTCCGGCGATCAACCGCCTGCTGTGCCTCACGCTCACGCCGTGCCCGTGCCTCAGTCAGCGTGACTTGGCGGCCCAGCTCCCGAGACAGCTGCTTTGCACTGCCGAACTGACGGTTGGCATAGGAGGTGGTGAGGTCGCCTAGCTGCGAGCGCAGCTTGTCAACGCGAACTCCACGCTCCTCAAGGCGGTTAATACGCTGGCTGAGGCGGAATCGACGGTCCTGCGCATCCTGCAGTGCGTTGATCGACTCACGAGCACCGCCGTTCTGCGCACCAATTCGAGCCTGTTGCTGCTGCGCCCTCTGTTGACTGCGCTGAGCTGTAACTCGGCGCTCCTCCAGAGTTACTTGTCTTGCAAGCTCCTGACTGACCTGCCTAAAGGTCCCAAACTGACGCTTGGACTGCGCCTCTGTTAGCTGGCCGAGGCGATTCCGCAGCCTCGCTACGTCAGCGCCGCGTTCCTCTAAATCGTCAATGCGTCGAGCGATACGGAATCGCTTTTCCTGCGCAATCTCAAGGGCGCGGGTGTTCTCCCTAGCCCCGCCTTGCCGCCCGCGACGGGCTACTTCACGTTGCTCGCTGCGAACCCTGCGTTCACGGGCTCTCTCAGCCCTTGCTTCAGCGGCAGCTGTGGACTGTTGTGAGCCCCCGCGGCGAGTCCTGCTGTTGCCGACACCAGCGTCGCCAAGCTCGCTTGCTACGAGTCGCTTGGCGTTCCGAAGATCCTCCCGGAACTTATCAAGATTGACGGTTAGCGTTAATTGGGCTTGGCCCAGGTCCTCCGCCACCGTCTCACCTACTGCTGTGCGACTAGGTTGCCCGGGGCAACCTTGGGTATGAGCACCTCAGCCCTGCTGCCGCTGGCAAACGCGACTGTTTCCTTCCGCGTTGCTGGTGAAGGTGTGCTCACTGACCCGGATACAGGCAACGTCTATCCGGCTTGGGCAGAGGTCGAATACACCGCCTTCCTTAAAGCGGTCAACGTCGATCCGGCCGTCTTTCCCGGCGTTGATGCCAACAGCCTGCTCTACGAGGGCTACGTGGTGTCCCCGCAAAACCTTGACCCCCGCGTCGGCATTGGGAGCACCGGCACCCTGAGCTTCGGAACCGCAGCGCCGATGGGCTTTGAAGTGATCCGCTCGCGCCTTGGCTATGGCGATCAAGGTGCTCTTGGCTCGCCGCTATCAACGCTCCTCGGCACCAAGATCACGCTCCTCGCCAAGGAGTAGTCATGCCGGTCAGGTTCACCAGCTGGAACGCTTCACGGCTTGAGGCCAAGGTCGCTAGCACCCTTGGGCGTGTCGCCCCGACTTACGTAGAGGAGACCACGCTCCAGATCGCCAACCCGCTCTGGAACTGGAGTTGGGACACCTTGAGGGAAGAGAGCCTTCTACTGGGAGGCGAGACAGAACCCGGGCTGCCCGGTGTGATCGTCAGAGCAGGTCGCCGCGACATCGTGGACACCGGCAAACTCATGGACTCAATCACGAATCCGCTGATCGTCCGGCGTGGAAACACCGCCTCGCTCAGCATTGCCTGGACTGCGCCCTACGCCCGGCGGGTGCTGGAAGGTGGTGTCTATGGCTCCTACGTCAATGTGCGCGGGGAGATCGTCAACGTTGGCAACCGCCCAGGCCGTAACTGGATCAAAGCAGCCTTTGAAGCCAGGCCGCCAGAAAAAGTCTTCGCCAATGTCTGGCGAAGCTTCAGAGGTACGTAAGGCCCGAGGCGTTAAACCTCGGGCCCCTAACTAACTCAGGCGCCGGGGGCTTGAGCCACCCAGTCATACGCCCCAAAGCCGATCAAATCAAAATTCACCTTGGCGATATTGCCAGCCTGGATGTCCTCGGAGAACGAGCCAACCTGAGCAAGACCAGCGTGGACTTCGGGGTCGTCACCGGAGTCGTCGGTGACAGGAGTTTCCCGATACCACTGCACAACGGTGCCGCTGGCCGCCTCAAGAGCAGCCTGCTTGAGAATCTTGTAACCGGCGTCGGTTACAGACAGGTTCATCGAGCAAGGGATGCTGTAGCTCTGACCCGTGATCAGGCTTGCTTGGAAGCCTTGCTCAGAGTCGTAGTCCAGCACATCTTGGCTGTCGCTCTGGGCCTGAATACCCGTGTTGTCGAGCGAAAACACGCGGGTCATTCCCGTGCTGGAGGTGGGCACGGCGCTAGCGGTGGTGCCAAGTTTGACCCACAGCTTGTAGCCCAGTGCGGCAAAAAAGGCACCCGTGGCCATTGTGATCCGTTCTGGAGGATTGACCTAAGTTGCCCTTAGCCTGCTTCCTCTGCTTCCAGCAACTCCCATGGGTTGGGTCTGGGGCAGACGTGTAAGTCGAAGCCGCGGATGTCGTGGTCCGTGGGGCTGGTCGCGGTGAGCGCCAACTTCAGCTGCTCGTCCGTCAAACCCAGCTTCATCATCACCTCGCCAGGGCTGCAGCCTTTCTCCATCAGCTTTCGCGCCAGCTGCCCGTTACGCCGCACCGCTCCCGGTGCTTTCAACGTCCAGTTGTGGTCGCGGATGAAGTGCAGCACGTCACCCTCGGCAAACACCGTCAACAGCGTTGAGAAGGTGCCCTTAGCCGGCACCCATGCACGGCACGTCTTGATAAACGCCTGATCAATGCAGCTGAACACATCCTCTGCACTGACAAACGGGTACTTGCGGCAGAGCTTGCGCCCCATCAGCCTCAGCAAGCCTTGGTGCTCCCGGTACATCCGCGCCACCATCCGCTGCTCGTCACGAGACAACGGCGTGGCCAAGTAGCCGGTACGGGGTCGATGCCGCGCCGACGTAGACCTTGGCTGTGGGTCGGCAACCTGAGCCATGGGCTCAGTGTAGACGTACCTAACCCAGTTACGTTTTCTTCGGGTTGTGACCTAGCTGCGCACGACTGCAATCGTCTGGCCGGGCGTGTTCAAGATCAGCTCTTGCAGGAGATCCTTGAGTTGAGGCAGCGCGTTCAAAGGCGTGATCGCCGGCTGCCTGTCTTTCTTCCATTCCACCTCCATTACGTCCAGCTTCACCCTTTGCAAGCCGCTGTTGGGAATGCCTGGGAGCAAAGACGCACTACCTGCCGCCGACCCAGCGATCACAATGTCTTTCAGCAAAGCTTTGACAAGCTCCCAAGTAGCAACCTTGATCTCACTTGGAACCTCGTCGTCCTCGTAGGTCTTCTCGCTGGTCGTGAAGTCCTTGCGGGGCCAGGCCAACGCTTGAGTCGTTGTGCTGCGCACCCCGACAAAACCGACCAGATCTAAGTTGCGGGTGGCTGTGATCAGCGCCCTCGTCTTCTGGTCGGTTGTCGAGTTATCCCACTCCGCTGCGTCGATGTCGCCATCGGCGTAAGCCTGCGCCTCAGCCAGCGTGATGTAGCTATTGGCGTCGGCAGCACCGACCGTGGCGATGATCGTGGCAGCCATGAGCTAAGGAGGTGCGCCCTAGATTTCCGGTTCCAAAGCTTCGTCAGCGTCCTGCTTGACGCGACGCTTGCGCTTTGGCTTCTCCTCTTCAACCGCAGGTGCGGCCGCTTCCGGTGCGGGGCAAGAAAGGGAGGCCGCGTTAGCAGCCTCCTCCTTGCGCCGGGCCAGGTTGAACCCGGTCAGTCCCATCAGTCGTTCAGCAGACCCTTGATGATGCCGATGTTCTTGTCATCGAACACCTGCTCCCAGTTGGAACCGGTCTCAAGGGTGGTGCGGTTGGGGTTGGCACCGGTGCCCACGTACTTCACACCGATGGGGTGGAAGACGTTGTGCCAGTCGAAGCTGATGTAGCTCGCCTTGGCCAGGATGTCGCGGTCCTGCTCGCTGCGAAGACCGGCTTGCTCGCCGCTAGCGATTGCGCCAGGGGTGAAGAACCAGACATCGTTAGCGCCCAGGTCGTCAGACACGACCAGACGGCAGTTCATGTAGGTGGGTACACGAACGTCACCGAAGCTGCCAGCGCGGGAGCCACCGACAACAGCGGAGGTGCTGTCAGCGGTCAGGCCCAGATCACCAGCGGCCACGTAGTCGAGGGCCTTCAGCTCAACCAGCTTGTAGTAAGCCGAGCTGTGGAGAGCCATCACAGACAGCTTCTCGCCCTGATCGCCAAGCTTGGCGCGAGCACCCGACACCATGGCGGCGGTGGGGTATGCCTCGGTGGTGGCAACGCTCAGGGTGGACAGAGCGGTTGCGAAGGCGCCAGTCAGGCAAGCCAGCAGATCTTTCTGCTGCTGGTTGGCGATGTAGGAAGCCACCTTGTTACCGATAGCGGCCAAGGGGTCCGAGCCAGCTGCCAAGGCCGCGAGGTCCCGAGATCCAAAGGCCCGCCCACGATGCAGCACCACAGCGCGTTGCTTATCGGCGGTGATGTTGCCAGGAGTCAGCGAACCAGAGTCGCTCAGAACCTCAGCGTCGCCGCTCAGGTTGGCTACCCAGTTCGGGATGTTGATGAAGTCGCCACCCTCAGTAGCGTTCAGCTCAGCCATGGGCTGAACAACGCCGCTGCTGATGAAGGCATTGCGAAGAGTGGTTTGCTCTTCGATGTACGGCTCAAAAATGTCGGGGATGATGACATTAGAGCGGAGAGTTTCGGCCATTGCCTGTGCTCCTTAAGTGCAGGTGGTGGTTTTGTTCTCAGCCGCGAGTGGCTTCTGCTTTCAGTCGTTCGTACAGCGCTGGGTCCTCACGGAATAGCCGCGCTTGCTCCGTCAAATTCCGCGTCTCAGAGCGGAATGGGTTGCTACCCCCGTAGCTGCTCGCTGCAGCTGCTGAAGGCTTCATCCCCACTCCCGTGGCTCCGTTGGGTGCAAAGTGATGCTCCCAACCAGACTCTGGAGCGCGTAGTCGGGCAAGGTGGTCGCGTAACGGAATCTCCATCCCGCCTTCAAGCACCACTGGTGAACCTTCAGCCTCACGGAGGTTGGGGGCTATCAGTGATAACAGCTGGTCGGGCCGTAGGGCCTTTGACTCGCTGATCTCTTGGAGGGCGCGGGTGCGGAGTGTCTCCGTCTTCCTCGCTTGGCGCTCGGCGTCAAGCTCGCTCTCTAGTTCCGTGATCCTGCGTTCCAAGGCTTTATTGGTCTCCTTGGATTGCTCCCACAACTTTTGATACTCACCAGAGCCCTCAAGTTGTTGCTGTTCGCCTGTCTTCAGTTGGGTCGTTAGACCTCTGACCGTCTCTTCCAGCTCTTGGATCTTCGTGTTGAGCTTGGCGTTAGTCTCGCCAGCTCTCAACTTGTCCTGCTGCACAAGGTCCAACTTGGCCTTGAGCCGCTGCAGTTCAGAGTCGGTGGCTTCTGTCGCGGTTGAGGGCGGCACCGCCGCACTCGTGTCCTCCACGGGAGGAACACCACTTACGTTTTCGGACACGCAAAAGGCTGAGAGAACGATCTAGGTTGCCGATCTAAATACCCACGTAAGGGTCACTCAACCTCCGGGATCAATACACACCGGCACCTCGGGTGCAGTGGAGGTGGGCCTTGTGGGAAGTCCTCGGGGGCGGCCTCAATCCTGCGGTGCAACGGGCGGCACACCGGGCAGGTACGCGGATCCAGCACCGCATTCCAACGCCACTGCAAAAGCTGCGGGGCACGCGGCGTTTCCGCGGCAGCAGCGGCCGCTCGGTCAATCGCTGGCTGCACCGTCGCCCATAAGGCCGCGGCCACAATCGACTGCACCCGCTCCCTCCAATTATTCGCCACCGTCCCCTTTGATGCCACCGGGACTTGCACCCCAGCGCTGGTGCGAACACCAATCACCTTTGCCGCGATCTCCTCAGTCGGTGGGTCCGTAAAGAACATGCCCACCACACTCTTCTCAAGCAGCTGCAGCATCTGCAGCACAAACGGGCTGATCCCAGTGCGGGGGTTGGGTACAAACAACCTCGACACTTGGACCCCAACAACGCGGGTGTCATCCAAAACCTGGGTCAGCGGCCTCGACGTAACGGCGCCGTTGGGAAGCTGGAAGTAGCGCCGCGCCACCTCACTCACCAAAAGCTCCGTCGTGGCAAGACGGTTGTAGAGCTGCTGGGCGATTAGGTCGTTGACCGCCAGCAGGTTCAAGATGCTGCGGGTGCGCAGCTGGCGCCAGGCCATATACCGCTCCAACCGCTCATTTGGTAGGTCGCTCAGCAGCAACGCATAGATGCGCAGCGCCAACTCGTACAGCACATCGCGCACCTCGGCGTCGTTGAGGTCTTCCTGCTGCGTGATCGCCTGCGCTAACTCGCGCAGGTACTCATCGGGTGTCATCAGTTGGCGTTACGGCCGGGACGCATCGGCGTCGGGAGCGTCTGGCTGTTGAGCGATTCGCCCTGGCCCGCGTTCTGGAACGCCATGTCAGGGCCGCCCATGGCGAGGCGCTCCATCGCCTGCTGCTCCTCCAGTCGCTCGGCCGTCAGGCTGATCTCTGCCTCCAAGTCGATGGTGTGGGGCAGCACCTCCCCGTCCTGGAGCACCTTCAGCAACGTCTGCTGGCTGATCGCGTTCTGCATGTAGAGCTGCAGCAACGCCGTCACCTCGTTGCCGGTGAGCATCCGGTTGTCGTAGTCCCGAGGGATCGTCACCGTGGGTGGCTCAATCCCCACGTAGGACGACGCCAGCTCAAACATCTGGGCCAGCGTCCGCTCCAGATCCAGCGAGATCATTGCCATGATCGAGTCGCTGTCCACGCGGTCCAACCGGCGGGCCTCAGCAGCGGCGTTGGTGAGGTTGGCCTGGCTCAACGTGTTGATGCCAAGCCGGCTGATCTGGTCCTCCAGCTCCTTCAAGGTCCGTAGCTGCGCTTCAAACGCATCCGTCGTCGGCTGGATCCACTCGGCACCGCCATCCACCGGCATCAGCAACGCCGTGTTGGCTGAGATGCCGATGGGGCTGTCGGTGTCCGGGTCGAAGCCACGCATCACCAACATCGGGTTCGCCGTCACATGGATGCTGTGATGCAGGTCGCAGAACCTCTGCGCATACGCCAAATTCAGCGCTGCCACCTCACCAAGCGGAGGTGTGCTCATCAAATTGCCGGTGCGGTTGGAATACACCGTCACCAGCGGCACCCGGCCCAGCGACGTGCTGCCCGACTCCACCAACTCCCACTGCAGCGGAGGTGGCTGCACCGGATAGGTGGTGAGCTGGCGGTACGGCAGCGGCGCGGAACGCCACACCTCATACCCGCCCGGGGTCAACACCCGGATCTGATCGACAAGCTCCTCTCCATACGCCCCCTTGGCGACCACCACCTGCTCGCGGATTCGCACCTGGGCCAAGTCGCTGCTGGCGCTGTCGTTGGTGGTGCGCCATCCCAAGATCTGCCGCGGGTGGATCGGCACCAAGTAGGGGCGACGACCTGACTGCCGCTCCTCCGCCAGCGTCCGCGGTGAGGTGTCATTGGTGAAGTCAACAACCGTACTGCTGTGCCCGTACAGCAGTGCCGTCACCAGTTGGCGCCGGGCGTACTCATCGAGGGTGGTGCCGTCACCGCAGACGTTCTGGATCCAATCCATCCAGTAGGCGTCCCCCTCAACCTTGACGCCCTTACGCAAGATGATCCCCGCCGCTTGAGACGCCAAACGACTCAAAAACGGTGGCAATGTCGCGTGAAAGATCCTCCGCTGGTAGGCGTCGTCTGACTCAGAAGGTTCTTGAGGGATCAGTACACGACTACGGGCACGCAATCCCCGCGTGCCATCCATACAAATGTCGATGGGCTCCCACCCAGTTCGCATCGCCAACACTTGGCTCGACACGATGCTTGGGTCGTCGGTGTTGGTGCTCGCAGGCATCACACCAACAGATCCAAGGCTCTGTGGGGGGTAGCTGCTGTTGTTGACGACCACTTCAGATCCCTTGCGTCACCTAGATTTCCAGTGGCCCTTAGATAACCGTCTTCGTAGCGAAGTTCGGGTCGCTCTCATCTAAGGCGTGAACCTCAGGGCCAAATCCCGTCGCCAACAGCTCCTCACTCATCCCCTCCTGGGGTAGGTGCTCTCGCGTGGCCTCACGCTCTTTGTCCATCGCCTCAAGCGATGCCAACCAGCTATCCAGCGACTCCCGCGATGGGATCCCCTTGGGGACCTTCAGGAACCGCCGTAACTCCTTGAGGTCGCGGATAAAGACGCTGGCACCGCCTGAGTAGGCGATGTAATAACGGCCGTTCCAATCACGGCCGGTTTCGATGTTCTGGTGGGGGCTCAGGTGGAGCCGGTCGCGCTTTGCCATCAGTAGGTGCGGAAGGAAGAACCACCGGTTGCCCAGCGGCGGAGTGGGGCCAAGTACGTGATCCCGTAGCCCAAGGCGTCCACGGGACCCGAGATGTCGTCCAAACCCCCGATCCCCTTGGTGGGCTTGCCCGACTTGTCGTAGGTCTGCTGCTCAAGCGACTTGATCAGGTACTTGCAGCGGTTATGGACCTTCAACCGATCCGCCAACAGCAACACGTTCACCGCATTCACGCGGTCTGCGATCTGAGGGTTGGCGCTTTGGGTCTTCACCGCAAACCCGCCCTTGCGAAGCAGTGAGAGGTCCGACTCCGCGGCGTTGGTGGTGGTGCGCTGCCGTGATGCCGCGTCCGGGATCACCACCAAGTCCCCGCGCTCCACAAAGTCCGCATACCGCTCCCTCAACAACGCCACCACAGCAGGTGTGTCCTTCGGATAGTGCTCCTCCACCACGTGGAACTCGTCGCCCCGCCGCACCATCACCTCGCAGAAGCAAGCACCCACGTTGAAGTCGATGGAGACAAACACCCGGTCGTCTGGAGCGATCTCCGTGTCGCACCAATGCCGGTCCCTGTCGAACGGGTGATACACCGTCGTGTTCGCCAGGTTGGTAAATTCACCGTTGATGTAGCTAGCGACTAACTGGCTGTCGTAATTGCGGAACAGCGATTCGACAAATCCATCTGGGAGGTGGGGGTTGTCGGTGGTCTTCGCTTTAATCAACCGCCTGTCGTCACGGTCTCCCTGCTCAACGAAGGTGCGGTAGAAGTATTTATAGCCTTCTGGCGTGGAGGCAACTGCCAACTGGGGTTTGGTGCCGCCACGCAGACGGGCCAGCATCATCTCAGCCGCCTTTTGTGCAATTTCAACGGGTGATGTGTCCAGCTCGTCAGCCAACACGTAGCTCAATGTCTGGCCCCTAATCCTATTAAACGTCTCCGTTGCTCGACAAATAAGCGTGACGGGACCTCGGGGTAGGTGCAAGACATACTCTGGTTGGGGAGAGACGCGGAAGTCATGTTCGATCCCGAATTGTTCTAAAAAGTCGTCAAATGCACGCATCCAAACATCTCTTAGCATGATATTTGTAGGTTCAAAGACAGCAGCAGTCGTGTTTGGGTTGTCCATACCCAAGAACACTGCTTTTGCACACAAAGCAAAAGTTTTGCCAGCCCCGAAACCAGCGCAATAACCGAGAATCTTGTGGTCGGTGTCGTCTACAAACTCCTTCTGTGGGGGTAGGAGTTCCTTGTAGATGCGTTTTCGTAGGGCCGAGTAGGTCTCCGTGCAGCGCGTGGCGGTGCGTTGGGGCTTCTCCAGCACCTTCCCGCCCGCGATCACGCTCAGAATCGACATCCAGGGGGAGGTGGGCTACTTATCCAAGTTAGCGACCCCAACAAAAAGGCCCCAAATGGGGCCCGGTGTCCCTTGGTCCTCTGCGCCCCGTTCCACCCGGAGCACCTCAAGCCTACCTACCTATTTAGGTGCTTCAGCATTTCTCCAGACCTGGGGGTAGGGGATAGGGGGTAGGTGCGCTAGAGGTTGGGTGATGTGACGTAAGGGTGATTAGGGGTAGGGAGATGTTACGTAAGGGTACCGTTTGAGGTGGTTCGATGAGGGAGTCGCGGGGTATGTCAGCTCCCCCTGCGCTCGTTTGGTAGGGGGTAGGGCTGCGATTACCCCGGGTGGGAGGGGTGGCGACGTTACTCCCTGCAAGTAATGTCGTGGCCCCCTGCCCCCGTCCGGGTTTGGCCGGACTGCGGGGGTGACGGGGGGTCGCGTTATGTGAGAGAGATCAGCGCAACCTGCCCCCGTTACCCCTCACCCCATATCCCCGGATTAAAAGCCGCCCCATACCACCAGCGGCCTTGGTGCTAGTTCCGCGGTGCGTCGGCACCTATCACCCGCAGTTTGAGGCCCACTGCACCAACGGCCGCCGATAGTTGGCCGGTGGCTGTTGCACGGTCTGCGATGTGATCGAGCTTCAACAGTTCACCGGCAACGCACTGATCTCGATCCTGCTGATAGATCTCCACCAACCTGTTGCGTGCCTCGCTGATGTAGCGCCAGGCAGTGCGCTCATCCACCCCCGTCTCTGCTGTCAGTGTGTGGCAAACGCGGGTAGCGCTTGCGCACTCACTGAGCATCTTTACAGCGAGGCAGATCCGGCGCTCAATCTCGGCCCCGCTAGCTCGCCTCCCTGCCACGTTACGTACATAAGGAACACTGATCTAGTTTGCCACCTTTTTAGGGCTGCTGCAGTTGTGCATCCTTACTTACTTAAGGCACAATGGGGTTAAGCCCGCAAGGGTGACCCGTTACCCCTACCCCTTTTGCTGTGTTCCCCCGTCTTGCCCTTGCCGGTGTGGTTTGGTTTGGCGCTGCCCTGATCTGGGCAGATGCCCTGGCCCCCGGCTCCCCCATCCTTCGCCCGATCACGCAAGCGGCCGCCGGTGTGGTTCGCCGCTGATCAACCCAACCCCGTTACCCCTACCCCCTACCTGCTATGGCCAAGCCTCTACCCTTTCAGATCATCCGCAAAAGCGTCACGATCGGTAGGCAGGATCAGCTTCTCTCACGGCACAGATCGCTAGCAGCCGCTCAACGTGCTTTTGATCGCGTTCTTGGCCACGCAGTCTTGATCGGTCCCGGTGGTGTGGTGCTGAACCACCGCCTCGTTTGAGTTCTACCCAACCCCGTTACCCCTACCCCTTCCCTCCAATGAGTTACACCGCTTCCCAACTCGCTGAGATCCCTTGGATCGTCAGCACTGACACGCTCAAGCCTGAGCATTTGCTGGTCGGCTTTTGGCAAGCCGCTGAGCAAGTGCACTTGATCGCTTACAGCGGCCAGCCGTTTGCAGCTGATCGCCGGGACCTTGCCAGCGTTTTGGTAAGGCTTGCCGGTGAGGATGCCAGCGAGTCCGATTGGGATGATGCTCTAGCGCAGCAAGCCATAGAGGGTCTGAGCGATTATCTGAGCGAGCACGCTCCCGCAGGCTTCTACTTCGGCTCAAACGAGGGTGATGGTGCGTGCTTTGGCTTTTGGCTTGCTGACGATTGGGCAGAAGCGCTGAGCGAGCGCGGCCTTGAAATGGAGGATCCGGAGACTGCTGCTCAGCTTGTGCAGCTGTTTAAGGATCACGGTTTAACGCCTGACACGCTCGCTGACGGTTTGGCTGGTGAGGCTGACGGATGGAACCCGGAGCAAGCCGGCGCCGCATGGTGTGAGGAGTTTGCCGTCGATTGCGGCATGGTGCCAGACGATCTGCAATGGCCCCTTAATTGTCTGGATTGGGAGCGTGCATGGCGCGAGCTTCGCATCGGTGACGGCTACACCGCAGAACCCAACCCCGGAGCTGGTGCTGATTATCTGATTCTCCGCCCCGTCTGATCACTCAACCCCGTTACCCCAACCCCCTACCCCTTTTCAGTGATGAGAACCCCTACCCCTAGTTCTGCCTCCGGTATGTCGGTGCGGCTGGCTCAGCTGCAACGCAAGCCCCAACGCCTCACTATCACCATCGCCGCGGTTACAGCTGAGCGGCTCGCCTCTCGCGCCATGGCTGAGGGTCGCTCCCTGTCCAACCTTGCGGCCTTCCTTTTAGAGGTCGCCCTGGCCCCCGTTGGGGAGGTGCAGTGATGGCCGCTGCTGATCACGCAATGATCGCTCTCCTATGGAGCGAAACGGATTACGACTCCGGCTGCCCTTTTGATGAGATCGACGCTGAACCCTCCCTATCCCTCCAAACCCGCCTAGCTCTGGAGTGGGATCAATTCCGGGAGACTGCTGAGCGCCTTGGCTTTGATGCTGAGGAACACTGCGCCCGGATGCTTCACCCCGACTGTGATGGTGATGCCTGGAACGCAGCCGCTCACGATTTCATCCTCACCCGTAACGGCCACGGCACTGGCTTTTGGGATTTCGGCCGGTGGGCTGAACCTTGGGGAGACAAGCTCACCCAACTAGCACAAGCGTTTGGGGAGCTTCACTGTTTCATCAATCAAGACGGGGAGATCGACGCCGAATGACTGAAACCACACCCCGCGCCACAAACGCCGAACTAATCGAGCGGGTCAGCATTGCGGCCATGCTTCGCTTGCAGGGGGCCACCCCTAGCGTGATCCTCTCGCGGCTGGTGACTGATTACGGCGTGTCGGTGCGTCAGGCCCGCCGGTATTTGGCCCTAGCGAATGATGAGATCCGCGAGGATGGCATAGGCCCCGCTGCTGATCCTTTCAGTGAGACTGCTGCGATGGCCCTCCAGCGCCTACAGCTGCAGTTGTTGGAAGCTACCCCTAGTGAGCTTCCCCGGCTGATCACGGCATTGGCGAAGCTACGGGAGGTGATGAGTAACGGCCCCTCACTTTCCGACTCTGATCTGATCAACCGTGCGGCGTTTGAGGGTGGCTTGGCTGCCCTTGGTGCCCGAGAGGGCCCTGAGCCTCGCTAACTGCTCACCCCCACCGATCCCACTACCCCCGGCCCGTAAGGGTTTGGGGGTTTTTTATGTCACACGGTCATAAAAGGCCCCAGTGGTGCCAAGGGTTTTCAGCCGTTTGCGGGTGCTTTTTATGTCACACCCTGCCCCCGTCAGGATCGCCTGTAAGGCTGCCCTGGTGCTGGTGGCTCCTACCCCTTCACCCTTACTTAAGGCACCCCCTAGGGGCTACTGGGCTTCTCTCCTGCAATCCCCCAAAACCCCTGCGCTGCAGGGGTTCTCAGTAGTCTCCCTTATTGAGAGTCCACCAGTGCCCCCGGGCCCCTACCCCACCGTGGGGGTGCTGGTGAGGCTATAGGCCAGCGCCATGGCGTCTCCCAGGGACGTGGCCCATAGCGCCCCCACAGTCCCCGCCAGGAGCACCCGATACTCCCCCTCAGGGGTGCGGTAGATCGAAGCCATCAGTCCCACTTGAATGGGATTTTGAGGCCCTATGAATGGCTCCATGAATGGCCTTGGGGCTGTTGATGGTGGCTCACCCGCTGGTGAATGGCCTTTTGCTCCTGTTGGTAGGTGGCTCCTACATGCACACCCGCTGCATACACCGCCACCAACACCCCAATCTCAAGGGCGATTGATGTGGAGGACCAGATCAATCTCTTCACCCCATTGCTTCTCACCGTCTTGCCAGAGGACCTCGCAGGTGGGGTCAAATTCCGGGTCGTAATACTCTTGGACGAGAGGCTCCAGCACTCCAAGCAGGGCTTCGTTGACCCACAGACCTCGCAGATTGTGGATGATGGGGTCGTCGCTGTCATTGCGATGTAAAACGATGGTGGTGTATTGGTGTGATGAATGGGGTTTTGGGCGATTCACCCGCTCAAGCCACGACATGTTGGTGGGCCTCCTGATAAATCTGTAGGCGACGGAAAAAGTCCGCCTCACACTCATCCAGAAGTTGAGAATCGAGATGAAAAACATGAGCTGGGCCAATCTGACGAGCAACAACAAGAAGAGCACTATCCACGTCCACTCCGTAGGTCCACCGGATCCCCGCACGATAGGCCGCCAGTTGAACAAAGTAACCATCTCTCATCATTTCTGAAGACGGATCAATCGGAGCGGTACCCTTACGTGTCTTCCAGTCGATCAGTTGAATGTCGGTGGAGTCGTAGGTCCAGCCAATGCAGTCAGCGGTGCCACTGAACCCCGCTGGATGCCAGATGGGGAACTCCACCCCCAACGCTGAATGGAAGTTGGCCTGTAGCCACCCCTCAAGCGATCTCCAGAACCCCCCGAACACCAAGTGGTTGGTGGTGGGCTTCCCGAGGATCCAGTTCTCCGCTTGGGTGTGTAGGTAGGTGCCTCGGGTTCTGGCAGCGAGGGAGCGTTGTTCTGCTCCAGGGCGATCCAACCACGCTTGGAGAGCTTTCTTGGCCTTCTCGGACTTGGTTTCCCCAACGATTGTGGTGACGCTGGGGAGTTTGCCTACGGGGGTGATGTAGCCGGTCTTGTCCTCACAACGTCTGGCGTAGCCCTTAGGCAGGGGGAGTTCAGTGCCGGGGGTGGGCTTGATCACGCCGTCACGTTGGAGTAAGTGGCCTGGATGCGTTGCCCTGACTGGTGGACGAGCACCTCGATGGGAAGCACGTCCTCACAGCGAAGTTGCCCGTACGGCTGCGAAGCAGCCGAAGGGCGCTTGATAAGCGCCCCTGGCTGTTGGCTGTATAAGTAAGCCGCGGCCTTACAGGCGTCCAGGTCCACCCAGAGGTGTGCCTCCTGTAGGTGGGAGGTCCACTCAGTGGGGTCAAGATCGTGAGGGTGCTTGAACCACCGACCGTCTGCCCTCATCAGGGCGTAGCGGGTGTGGAATTGAGTCATTGGACCCTCGCAAACTCACCGTGGAGTCGCTCTGCTGCCTCTACGTAGGCAGCGTGGGCTTCCTCAGGGGTGTCGAATAAACCAATGTGCTTATCGACCCCTCTTGAGCGGATGCGAGCTACCCAGCGACCCTGGACATGGAGGCTTACACCCTTGAAACCGCTTTTGTTATTCGACTGTCGGCCCCGGTTAAAGCCGTTATCGGTATTTGTAGCGAGTCGGAGGTTGTGCCAAGCGTTGTTCGTGCGGTCACCGTCAAGGTGATCCACCTGTAGATGGTTCGGGTCCTCGCCTGTTACCAGCTTCCAGATCACCCGATGGGCCAGGAGGCTGTCTCCGCCTACATAGAGGTAGCCATTAACGGCCCTACACCCGGCTGGCTGCCCCTTGAACCTGCCTTGAAGGTGGAACAGCTGCCCAGTTACAGGTGAGTAAGCGAAACGGGCTTGTAGGTGCTCCTGAGAGGGGAGCTGGTTATATCTAGGCATAGGCTTGGCCTTTGGGTTAGTGGGGCAAGGGGTTGCCACCCCGTTGCCCCTATGGAGTTACGGGGTTAGGTCAGAACGGGGCGCGAAAAGGATCGCCACCGCTCAGCAGAGCTGACAGGTTTGCTCCTTCCTTAAGGCACTCCTCCCACGCTGCGTCCACTTCAGCCTTGACGGTGCCTTTCCGTTTGCCGGGCTTAAGGACAATCTGGTACCTGGTATCCATCCCAGTGCCAGTGCGCAGAAGCTCAAAGTCCCATGCACCCGGATCACTGGACACGTCCTCGTCAGAGAACAACGCTGCCAAGGTTTCAAGAATGGAGACCTGGCTGGCTTGGAAGACCTGAATGCTGTTGGTGGAGTAATTGAAGACGAAGAACGCCAAAGCGGTCTTTAAGCGGGTGGGCTGACCCTTCTGGTCGATCAGCTGCACCCCTTCATCTGCTGCACGGTCGTTAAGTTCCTTGGTGGTGGGTTCCTCAGCAAAGCGAAGGCACTTGGGCTTACCTTCGCTTGTTCTTCCCCAAATCTCCGCGTAGTCCAGCGAACCTTCTCCGACGGGAGAGAAGCGGACGCTTTCCCCGTCTGAGAGAGAGCCAGGGTTTAGGTAAAGATCCCCGCTGCCTGCGGATTTCTTGTCCTTGAGGGTGCTGACAAAACGGTCTGAGACAAATGCCATGAAGGGCGGCGTCGATGACCTACCTACCTTAGTGAGTTACTTAGGTAAGTCAACCCTCCTAGCCAGCTCTCCGCAAAACTCGTTCAGCTCTACAGGGGGCCAGCGTCCCCCCAGCAATGAGTTGCCATCAGGTAGGTGGTACACCTTGGGCACTTGAGGGGCGTGGAACCTACAGACAGGTCTTTCGTTCTCGTACCCGAGGTAGTGACAGTGCTCACAGGTCCCGACAATGCGGACCTCAGCCACGGCTGGTGGTGGGCATCAGGTCGCTGAGTAGCCCAGTCCGTAGGTGCAGCACATCCAGGCCACCAACGCTGCGGGCCATCACCTCAAACAGCTCACTCCTGTTGACCCCTGCCTTCATCGCAGCAGCAGTCCACAGTTCCCACGCCTCATCCGTGATTGAGATGGTGCGCTGCACCTTGCTGGACCCCCACGGTGTGTGGGGGGTGCGGCCTCCCATGGGACGTGACAGTGCTGGCATCGCTGATGGGTTCACTTACCTGAGTCTAACGCAAATACCTAAGACAGTTACTCCGCCTTAGTCAGGGTGTGCAGGTGCTCTTGGATCACGTCCCAGCACTCCCCCTCCTCAACACCCAGCTCTCCAGCGATCACTGGGAGATCCCGGATCAGCTCCTCACCCTTCACCGTCTTCCCCTTGAGGAGACCTTGAAAGCTGGGGGCAGCATCTACGAGGCGTTGGTGGTCCTCCACCACAAAATCCACTCCCTTGCTGGCGAGGGTGAGCCTCACCCACTTACCAAACACCGCTGAGACGCTCTCCTCGTGCTCCAGGGGGATCTCCTTGGCATTGCTAAGCCCCAGATCCAGAGCCCCCACAAACGCCAAGAACATCTCAGCGGGGCCCATCACCTCACCACTGGAGGTGCGCATCACCTCCTTCCCCGTCCACGCCTCTGCCATGGCTTGGGGGAGATCACCCTTGGCCAGGGCCTCGTTAAAGAGACCCAAGGCGTAGAGAACCTTGGGGGCCGGATCCTTGAGGGTGCCGGTGGCAAACCCTGTGATCTGGCTGGAATGGATCACGTTGTCCTTGAGGGCAGCGGTGGCCAGCTTCATCAGCTGGGGCTGGCTCCACTGCCTAGAGAACGCCTTGAAAGCCTTGCGGAACTGCTCGCGCCCTTCCAGGCAGCTGGTGGTGATAGGCCCAGGGGGGAACTGGCTTGGTTTACCCATGTCACTTACGTAACTACGTAAGTCATAGCACTGTGGGGTGCAGCCGTCACTCAGGTAGGGGAGCTGCATCACTGAGTCGCTTGGACTCGTGAGACGCACTACTGGAGGTGGGAATTAATCAACCTCCCGAGGGGGTGGGGGGATTTTGATTGATTAATTGATTAAATACCCAGACCCCTTGGTACGACTGGGCTGATTTTTTCAACCAGCCCTCGGTTGATTAAATACCCCCTGAATAAATCAACCGACCCCCGGTTGATTAAATAAACCCTGTCCCTGACTGGGATCTCAGCCCCTCAGAGCATTTAATCAATTAATCAACCGCTCTACCCACACCCCCCTCACACCTCCACCCAGTACCGATACGACGGTCTCCCACGCTTCCCTGCGTCTACTGGGACTCGCTTGAGACCCGGGTGGTCGGTGCTCACAAGCTGCTTCACCACCCGAGACACTGCCGTGGGGTGGGCGTTCACAGCAGCCGCAATCTCACCGATCTCCAGCGCTGTCTCCTCTGTCCTGCCCTCTAAGGCAGCGACCACCTGTCTCGCCTGACCCCGCAGCTTCTCAACACCCTCCTCATCCCCGTTATGGGAAGCCAGCGTCAGAGACAAGTCCTCACGGCTACCCCACAACTCGTAGGTGTCACCCGCTTCGGTGATGCCCGTCCTTGGCTTAAGGACCTTCAGCTTGAACTTGGGCTCAGTGCTCTCCGTGTCCTTGATCACCCCCCACACGTCGCTGGCTCCGTTGACGATGTAGCTGCTGCCAAACAGGTCGCTCAAGAACACGTCCTTCCGCTCCCCTCCCTTCTCCTTTCCCTGCTTGCGTAGGTGATGGGTCAGGACAATCGCGCAGTCCATCTCGCTGGCGATCTGGTTAAGCCGGTACAGGTGCAAACCCACCTCCGCCTCGCCCATCCCGGCCCCAGCGCCACCAAACAGCGATCCAAACGAGTCCATCACCACCAGACGTGCATCCATCTCCCGGATCCACTTCTTCAGCTCCGGGTACATCGCAGCAGAGAACTGAAACTCCCACCGAATCGACTTGGGTGGGTGCTTCATCCCCATCAACCGGAGTTTCTGGGCGGCGTTGCTGGCGCTCTCGTCTTTCTGCACCACCACAACGCCTCCTTTTACCGCCTGCAGCTGACCCCCAAACTTGCTCCCGTTGGCGACCGCCTCCGCAAGCCGGTAGATCAAAACGCTTTTGCCAACACCTCCCTCAGACGCCACCAAGGTCACGGCACCGCTCGCCAAGAGACGCTCGATGCACGGCTTGATTGGTGTCGCCGCGGCCAGCAGCTCCTCTGTGGTTCCACTGGTAAAGCCGTTCGCTGCGTCCTCCTCAGCCATTACTTGCACCAGTTGAGCCATCTCACTGTCCTTACACCCCACAAGTTTTGTCAGCTCTTGGTAAGTCGCCAAACGGTCCACTGGTGACTCCATGGCGTCGATCACCTCCAGGGCCTCTCTGAGCTTCTGAACCTTCTTGGCTGCGTTGGTGGTGAAATCCTCGATGTCGATCTGCTTCGGGGGCAACGCCCACTTGGGCCAGACAAACCCACCCGCCAATGCTGCAGTGACAATCGAGCCCCACCCGCACTTGCTATCGGCGTCGGTGGCACTACGGCTCAGCGACTCCATTAACGCTTCAAACGATCCCAAGTTCCCGTCATCCCAGTCGTTCTTGCGGTCCCACTCCTGTCCGCCAAGCCACGCCAACGCCGTGTCCTTACCCAGCACGTTCAAGAGACCAGCCACTAGCGGTCGAAACGCCGTCTGGTAGCTCGCTGCAAACGGACTGTCGGCAGGTGCTCCTCGGTATGGCCAATGCCGTTGCATCAGCAGGAGCAGCCGCCGCTGATCTTTCGGCAGCAGCAGATCACAGGGCTGCGGCTCACCAGCCGCACGCTTTGAATCGAAGCTGTCCTCAGTCGCCGCGGCCTTGGGGGCCAGTCCCCGCTGCACCTGACGGATAAAGCCGCCTAAAACCCATGCCGGTGCGGTGGCCACACCCACCATTGCTGGGTGCAGCCCGTCCACCCAGTGGTAACAGAGCGGGTGAGACTCACTAGACATAGGGTGATCCCCGGCAATCACTGCCTGCTTGGCAGTGCCGGTCCCGTTGAGCCACAGCGCCTCAAAGGCGTGCTTCTTTCCCTCGGCATAGGGGCCCGCGTCAAAGCTCCAGTTACCCAGCTCCGGCCACCAGTCTTCAGGCACCCGCAAAAACACCTTTCGCCGCCCCCGTCTCCCGCTGGTGTTGGTGGCTGTTGTCGGCAACTCCGATGAAGGCCGCCCAAACACCTGTTGGAACGTCTCCTCCGATAAGCCGTCCAGCTCCTGCTCCTCGGGCTCGTCAAAATCCAACACCAACAGGCCCTGGCTCGCTGGTCCCGTCAGCACACCAGCCCCGATGCACTGCTGCACAAAGGTCCCGTTGCGCTGCAAAAGCTGCAGTGCCGTGTACCGCTTATCGGGGTCAGAGTTCCACTGGCTCTCAAAGCAGTCCTTCACTGACCCGCGGTTGCCAGTGCCGCAAAGCCGCCAACTCATCGGCAGCCCGGCTAACTGGGGTAGGTGCACGGCCGGAATACGGCTACCAATTTCTCGGTGTGCGTCTTTCAGGCGCTCTAGCTCGTGGTCGTACTCCTGACCGAACCCGCCAGACGGCATGTGCCTTACCCAAGGAATTACAACCTAGGGAGGGTCGCAGGGACCTCTTGACTTGGCAAGGTAATTACCTAAGTATTTTGAGACTGGCTCTGATACTGCCGTGCCAACCCCGCGTCTCGACGCCGACTTTCGCCGCTTCCACGCCGAAAACCCGCATGTCTACACGGCTTTGGAGCGTCTGGCCTTCAAGCTGCGCAACCGCGGCGTCGAGCGCTGGGGTGTCAAAGCCCTCTGGGAGGTGCTGCGTTACGAGCTGGCTCTGAACACCAGCGAGCCCGTTGGCAGCTTCAGGCTTAACAACAATTTCACGGCCTACTACGCCCGGATGCTGATGGAACGCAACCCGGAAGACCTCGCAGGCTTCTTTGAGACCCGTGAACGCCACCGCCCGCTGGAGTCGGTTGACCTGGAGGCGTGAGGGCAGTAACTTATCTGAGTAAGGGTCTGCCATAAGGCCCGCTACCCCTATCCCCTATGGACGGTCGCTCCAGGACCCTCTCAAAGCCCACCATCCCCTACATCGTCAGCCGCTACCTCGGGCACACCGTTTACCTCGACGAACTGGCTGATCTGTCGGACCGCGAACTCGCACTCCTTGAAACGGAGGTGCATGGTCTTCACTCCGAGTGCTCGCAAACCCTTGGCAAGCGGCTGTCCCAGACAGCGGATCTCGGCACCATCGAAAAGCTCCTGCGCACCTCCGGGCGCTTTGCTCATGCCATCGAACGCGAGCAGCACGTCAGGCAGCGCAAGGCGTCGGTGCTGGACATCCTTGATCAACTCAACTCAGTTACCGCAGAGCGTGACGCGCTCCGCAGTCAGCTCGACCACCTGCTGAGCAAATGAACCCGTCACCTCGTAACCCTTGGTTCCCTGGTCGGCTCTACGGCAAGGACGAATTGCACAGCACGGCCCTGCTTTGCATGGATCGCAGGGAGGTGGTGCTCAAAGAACTGCTGCACCAGTTCCGCCACCTCTCAAGCGACGACATCAAAAGCGTCTTGCGCAACGCCGAGTTCCTCTACACCTGCAACGAGGGCATGTTCAATGAGTACCGCCAGCGGCAGGAGGCGGCATGAAGCCTCTGAAACCCCTGCCGCCACGTACCTACCGCGTTACCACGCAGGTCCGTTCGGTGGTGGTGATGGCCACCAGCGTGGCCGCGGCCATGTTGACCGCCAAAGAGCTGTACCCCGGTGAGACCGTCATCTCAGTCCTCAATTCGCCCGAGTGGCTGGAGGACTGATGAGTAAGTCTCAAATTATTGCTGGCGACTGTCGCTCAATCCTTCCCACGCTGCCTGAAAGAAGCGTTCACTGCTGCATCACCAGCCCTCCTTATTTCGGGCTAAGGGACTACGGGCACCCTGGACAGATCGGACTGGAACGCTCCCCAGACGCCTTTGTGCAAGAGCTGGTGGCGGTGTTCCGTGAAGTGCGGCGTGTCCTGCGCGATGACGGGACGCTATGGCTCAATCTTGGAGACAGCTACGGGAAAGAGAAGCAGCTGCTCGGGATCCCTTGGCGCGTGGGGCTTGCCCTGCAAGCAGACGGCTGGCACTTGCGTCAAGACATTATTTGGCACAAACCCAACCCGATGCCCGAGTCTGTTCGTGATCGCTGTACTAAAGCACACGAGTACATTTTTTTGCTAACTAAATCGCCTCGCTATTACTTTGATGGCGAGGCGATTAAAGAGCCGGCGGTAAAGGGCGCAGCAGGTTCATCTTTCAACAAGGGCAAAACGGCTACGCATCAAATGGGGCGGAGCAGCGACAGGGACCGCGCAGATTCCAGCACCCGCAACCGCCGCAGCGTCTGGACGGTCAGCACCAAGCCCTTCAAGGAAGCTCACTTCGCTACATTTCCGCCCGATTTAATCGAGCCTTGCGTCCTTGCTGGATGCCCTATCGGCGGCACTGTTCTTGATCCGTTTAGTGGTGCGGGGACTACGGGGCTTGTCGCTCTGTCTAACGACAGAAACTACATCGGAGTTGAATTAAATCCTGCCTACTGCGAGATGGCAAAAGCACGTCTGCTGGAGGTGGGGGCATGAACCTCACTTCTGAAATTAAGGCGTTGGGAAAGGTCTGTTGTATTGATATGGAGACCGCCATGGCTCCCCTGTCCTTCCAGGGGCGGGAGCATGTGCGTCTCCTCCAACTCCACTCCGATGCAGGTGAGCTTTGGTACGACCTCGCCACCTTCACCGAATACGACTGGATGGAGCTGACGGTGGTGCTGGAAGACCCCAGCATTACTTGGGTCGGACAGAACATCGCCTTTGACTACCGCTGCCTCTTGGGCTGCGGCATCAGGCTGCGTGGCCGGCTGGAGGACACCATGATCCAGTCGGCCCTGCTCAACAACGGCCTGCCCAACGTCTCCAACTCCCTGGAGGCCATCGCACTGCGGGTGCTCAAAACCTCGCTCGATAAGACCCTGCAGAAGCAGGACTGGATGAGCGC